AAACCACAAGCGAACGAAAGGAAATATGGCACTAACAATAAAACAATTAGATGAGAAAATGGACAATATTGAAAAGTTTTATGACCAATTTAATATGTGTTCTTATGAATATCCAATTAAAGATAAAATGTATTTAGGTAGATTATATCAACTTAAATTAAAACTAAAAAATAAACCACAGTGAAAAAAACAGTTAGAACCACAATCAAATTTAACAAACTCCTGGAACAGATACAAAGACTTCTCATTAAAACAATTAACGACCAAACAATATCATACGAAAACATTGCCGACCTAAAAACACGGGCGAATTTACTATTTGATATATATAATTATAATCCCAAGACAAGTGACGAGAAAAAACATAAAAAACAAAGTGGTTATTTTAAATATTTATTGTATATCAAAAATAAAAATAAAAAGAATGGAAAGAGGACACAGGCTACCTCACCTACTCTGTCGGTTGAGGATTAATGAGGATTTTTTCTTTCATAGGTTTTAACACTACTCGAATTGATGAAGACCCAATAATTGGGGACTCTTGCACCTCTATTCTTCGAATTTCCTCAAGATAGCCATTTGATTCCATAAAGATACGGGCGTTGGAAACGGCAGTACCTTTTTTACCATCAGTAAATTCATCCAAATATTCTTGAAGATGTTTAACGTACATTATAGTCCTGATTTTCTAATTTTATCTTCCTGTTGTTTTATGTAATTACTAATTTGTAAACTTAACTTCTTATTATCTTCCTCAACGTCAGTTAGACTCACTTGCAATTTTCCATTAAGTTTATGGTGGGATTCATTCACTTCAAGGGACTCGGCCAATCTAGTCTCCAAATTTTTAATAGTCCTATGACACTCGTCTAAATGAGCTGACATATCTGATAATCTTTTTTCTGTTTCTTGCTCTCGTTTCTTGAGCGCTACATTATCTCGATGATAATCTTCCACAACACTCCGAGCTCCTTTTAACAAAACTATGGTCTCATTTAACTCTACTAAAAGATCAGTTTCTTCTTTACTCTTTCTATTATTTAACATTCAATCTTGCACTATATCAAAGACTAATATATATTGCAAACTATGAATAAATACCCAGTTCCCCAAGGTAGTCGGGGTTTGTCCAGACATCTTACAGAGAAACAACGAAGTTTTGCAGAACATCTCATTCTCTTTCAAGGTAGAAAAACAGCAACAGAATGTGCCGTAGAAGCTGGCTATCCTGTGAAATCAGCAAGATCTCTGGCTTCTCAACTACAGAATCCAACACTCTATCCCGTAGTCGCTAATTATATTGAAGAATTAAGAGAAGAAAAAATGAAACAATTTGATATCACTTATGAAACACACCTATCAGAATTAGGACAAATTAGAAAAGCAGCTTTATCACGTGGAAATTTTTCGGCTGCGGTTAACGCTGAAGTGGCACGTGGAAAAGCCGCAGGCTTATATGTTGAACAAAAAAAGATCCTCTCTTTAACAGGAAAAATAGAAAATTTAACCGAAGAACAATTAGAGAAGGACGTAACCACTATTCTGAATACTTACTCCAACACTCTAGGAGATGTGGATGTTAAAAAATTAAAACACGCCGTCTCTGTTAAAAAGAAGAATTCTTAATTATTTTTCTTTTTCTTTTATTATTTTGTGCTAACACTTCTATGTACAGAGGCCCGTCAGAAAATTCTGACTATGGCCTCTGTGCCTTTATGAAACCAATATCTAGTTGTTTTACGTTATTATAGATCTCATAAAATTCTTCTAATTCTTAATTATTTTTTCTTTTTCTTTTTAATTTTCTTTTTAATTTTCTTTTTAGTTTTCTTTTTAGCCATTATTTCCTCCTTATCTTGAATGTAACTTAGTTATCTTCTTAACACAAGACAAGGGTATCATAGTTCTATCACCGAAAGTAATTTCCTTCGTATCTTCGTCTTTATCATAAGAGGCAAAGATCTTAACATGGTTCTTATCCTTGGAATATATCCAGCCCTCATTGACAGGTGCAGCAAGTTTCATTCTATTAAATTCTTTATCAGTAGCCCAACCAGAATCAGACACAATATCAATCCATTCAATCCTGCACTTTAAATACGGGATACTGTTCGACTGTGTGGCGTTTACGATCAGTCTTTTTCTTCTCGGTTTTCTTCTTTTGGGGTTGCGATTTGCCATAAAAAATTCCTGGGTTGTGCTTTTTATTAAACTCCTTAATCCAGTCGGAAGGACCAGTCCAATTTTTGTTTCTACCTATCATACTCTACCCTTGTAACATTTCTAGAATTTTCTTCCCACATCAATTCTCTATATAGGGGGATTCCTGAGTAACCTAAAATTATTTTAAAAACAAATTACGCGCGCGTGACGAACGGTAGAGGCATACAACTACTCTTATTTTTATTGTATACCCTGTTTTTTACCAAAAAAGCTTGTAAGTTATTGATCTTATTGAATAATATATCTTGGTAGGCTTGGTATGTAGGCTGTAAGTACAAAAATAATATTTTTTTTAGTAGCTCAGGAATATCACTATATAGGGAATTTCCAAATATGGCGTAAATGTGGCAGTTGTTGGTTTAACAGGGACAAAATACAAAGGGATAAAACACCCGAACCAACGTTGATGAACAAGGAATTCATCGAGAGCCTGCCACTGCCCTAACCGTAATGTCCGTTTTATCCCAACTCTGAACATAGTTTTTAATCATGAGTAAAAGCTTTCTCCAATTTTTTTGTATCTATATTGGCCTTTTCTTTTTCATCATGTTTTAATTCGTAATATTCATCTAATCTTCGTAGAAAATTGTGTTTTTCTTGCCTAAGTCTTGCCCCATTTATGACAAACTTTTGAAATTTTAAATCAGGAGTGCACATAAGGATTACTCCTTGGGTAATTGCTGTGTCGTGAACATAGTCATGTGCCATGGCATAGGCCGCGATCTGCATATAATAGTCCCCGATCCACGCCTCTTGCTTGGGTTTATTGCTCTGCTTGAAGTCTATGATACTCGGTTCGTCGTTATAGACGCCAACGACATCGGTTGATCCTGCGTACAACCCTGGATAGTAGAGCGTAACTTCGCTTCCCCATATCTCCTGAAGTTGCATTCTAAGTCCTTGTCTGATAACCTCTTGTGCCATTTTCTCTGCAGTTTGCCCTAACTCTGTCATGTCTTTATAGCCTGTATTATCTAGGTATTTCTCCAGATAGGTATGCATTGCTGTCCCTCTTTGCGAAGCGGCATTGACGATTTTGTCCGCTTCCAAGTCCCCGATCCGCGCACGCCAGTCCTTCAAGAATTGCTGATCCTTCGTTTGTCCGAGGACCGTGGTAACCGAAGGCAATGTCCATGACCCGACCTCGTAGTGTCTCAGTGAATCGATGACCTTGCGCATACTCAACGGGTACTGATACTTCTTATTCCATTTCATATTTTAATATCCAAAAACTTCTTTCCTTTTTTTCATGCGTATTTCTGTTTCTTTTTTAATAAATTTTTCATGTTCTTTCGGATCAAGCTTCTTATCAATGTCAACCCGTTTAGAATAGCACAGTATACATTCCTCTTCCTGCGGCGGGGGTAGGAGCGCCAAGCCTGAATTAACATTTTCACTAAATTCTTCAATAAATAAAGGTTCTTTACAAACCGAACACAATCTTTTGCCTGATGTTACATTTTTCATATTTCATTATTCCATTTAATTAGCATTAGAACTACAATTACGTATATTACTGCTATACCCGACAAACTTAGTAGGATTTCCATTATTTTTTCTTTTTAGTTTTCTTTTCATAATCTACATACTCTTTAATTAATTTATTGGATGGATGGTAGACATCCACAATTGTATGACACTTAGGACACGACAGATTACTCACAATATCATAGTCTTCGTTGTCTTCTGTGTCATGATCTCCTCCCCAAATAAGTTTGGTATTACAGTGCCAGCAGTTCATTCCACGACCCGCTCATAACCCTTCGTGTGCTTATTGAAGACAAAGTAATGTTGTCTGTTGTATTTCTTGAATGCCAGTCGCCAAAGCCACGAACGACTGATCGAGACTCCTGTAAAAATAAGCGCGATGCCGATACTATCCCACACGCTCGGATAGAGATCGAAGAAGGGGAAGATATAAAGCTGAATAAGAATGGCAAGAATAAACCCCGAACCGACGTCAATGAAGCTTTCAATAAGGCTTTTCATGCGTGGCCTCGCTGTCGATAATGATGAATGACTTTTAAAAGACGTTCGGCCTTGGTTATGCTATATAGATGAATCATTCTAGCGACGTGAAGGGCGTCTCGGTGAACAATTCTCCACCGCCATTGTCTTTTATAGGGTTGCTTGACTTTACGTTCACGAAACGACCCTATTTTAAAAAGATTGTAGCACCATTGAATCGTGTTTCTATTGGTCATTGCTATTTCCATGCTTATGACCGTTACATTATGAATAGGTTTACCAGGGCGTTGATGTTTTTTCTGTTTCAGTTTTTTAAAATAAACCGAACCTTCACCGTCGAACAGACCCGCTACATAAGCACATTCACATTCATTAGGTTTGACCATTAAAACGTTACCAGTAGAATGCTAATGACTAATAACATCAGCACCAGCATAAATAGTTTCAAGTTGGTATTCATTAATCAAAATTTCTCCTTGTTGGTCGCACGTGGGACAATTTTCATGGTGGGGTTGTTGATGAATCACAACATAACCATTGCCTTTACACTCCGTGCAGACGATTTTAATTTTCTGTTTTTCTTTTGCCATTATGTCTTCTTTCTTGTTTTTCCAACAGCCATGCAATAGTTTTGCTTACTGATAGGGGAATTTCGAAAATTTTTTTGCTCAACGATTCAATTTTTTCATAGAGCGGTGTCGGCAGAGAAACATTCTTAAAACGTTTTTTTACTGTCATTTTTTTTTCTTCTCCTTTATAATGCATTGAATTTTCTTAATTTAATATAATTGAAACTACAGGAATGTCAATGAAATTTATTTTAATGGTATGGGTGTGTTCATTTTTAGGTCAAAATGCCTGTCTGGACCCTATACAATATCCTACTGTGTATGATAGTTGGTATGAATGTTCCCGTGCTGCCCACGTGGAATCTGGTAAACTCTTAAGTAAAATGGGTTATGCTTACGTGAATAAATATCAACTGGGAACTAAATATAGTTGTAAATTAGTTTACGTTTATTAGCTTGAGTTGACTGAGTTTCCTGAGTTGTGTATTTAACTAGTGTTGTGAGTTGACTGAGTTTCCTGAGTTGTGTATTTAATCTGTTCTAAATTTATATAGTCAGCAATATCGACTCTTATTGACAGTGTGGCACAAATGTGGTAGGCAATGACATACCATACCTTCATTAAGTCATCTATCTCATTTTTTGAGGTAGATGACTTTACTCACAATAATGTCCCTGGATTGTGCCTCGTCCATCATTTAAATACCATCCCTGTCTCATATAATCTATGCTAAAATCAGGAGCACCATGTTGATCGCCCCATCTATGGGTAGACATTAGTTCATAATACGCATTTCCAAAAGCCCAACAGTTCATGACATCAATGGAGGGATTAAAATCTATTCTGTCGTGAAGAACAGTACCATCAAATAGAAGTATAAGGATGAATAGTGTTTTAACCATTATTTTTTACGAGATAATATTCTTTGAAGAAGGCCTATTTTTCCCCCACTTAATAATTCTATCTATATTATGGGCTTTTAAAATTAAGTGAACCCCAAAGTGTGCCCATGATTCTTTCATAAGATTAAGTTCAATTAATAGAGTGGACCACTGTCGATCGTTAATCTTATTGACTTCTATAGATACTATTTTTTCTTTCTTCTGCATACAGGAGAGTATGGCAAATTACATTAAAAATGTCAAGAAAACTAGCGTCCTTGGCCAGCGTAGGGCTTATAGTTTTGTTTTTCAGATTTATTCATATTTTTTTTGTGACGTCCAAGCTTTTTTCTGCTTCTGCCGTGATAGGTATTGATACCGTAGACCCCTTTTTTACCCATTTATTAAGTCTTGCCATTATGGGTCGGTGACTGGATGTTCATAACTATATTTTTACCATGAGGAATATAGCTAATCTTTCCATTAACCTTTTGTTCTATATCTGAACCACAGTTTATGCACCTATATATGGTTTGATGAAGAGAAACAAATATGCTGTCATTTAAGCAATATGGGCATTTACCATTAACGATTTGCGCATTAATTTCCATCCCATTCCCAAAGCTCTCTTTTCCATATTTTGACATCTTTTCTCCTATACTTCTTTTTATCTCTTACAACTTTTGGTGTAAAGAACTTTAAGGCTTTTGCAATTGGATTTCTTTTTTTGAAGAATGAGTTTTTTGATCGAGATTGAGCCATCTATACTTGTTTCTTTATTCATATTGGTGTCCTGATAGTTTTTTCCAATCAGGTTCTTTATCTTTTGGGAAATAAGGAGTGTAGCCTTGAGCTTTTGCTTCTTCATCATCTTCACCAATGAGTGAGGTAACTTCTGGAATGTAATGTTTAAGAGTATTTTCAACACCACGATGTAGAGTTATTTTAGACATAGCACAACCACTACAACTTCCAGATAATAGAAGTCTCACAACCCCTTTATGAAAACTAATAAATTTAATTTCTCCCTTGTGTGCTGCAACAGAAGGTAAAATTTTATCTTTTAAAACGGTTTCTATTTCATTTACAATATCTTGATGTGTTCTCATTTTTTTATCTTCCAACCAAAAGCTGCGCCCACAATAAAGGCTGTCCATAGCAGCCACATATCATTAGCAATGAAGATAAAGTTCATTACGTTTATAAAATCAGTCCATATCATTTGTTTTTCTTAGCGAACCATTGGTCCACATATTTTTTTCCAATATAAACTAATGCAAGAGCTGCAATAACAATTGCAATGTCAATACCCCAACCCATACCAGTATTAATTTTGAATCCATCAGAAGAAACACCAACTCCCTCATGGACTTCATGCTGCTCTACTGTTACAGATCCAGTGTCTGGATCTACAGTGATTGTCTTTTCCATATTAGTTACAATTGTTTTTGTCTAGATCAATTGGTTTGTCGTTGCCATAAAACCATACCCATGATGAAATTTTAGTTCCATCTTGTGTATAAGTACATTTTTTGCCTACCGAGCAGGCGCCCAAGGCAAATAGTAAGGCAAGAACCAAGAATAATTTTTTCATAAGTTAGGTCCTCCAAGTATTGCTAATAATATTAATAAAATAATTAAAATTCCAGTAAAATAATAATTCATAGAGACTACCTATTATTGACATGATTCACATTCTTCGGTGTCGTCTATTATTAAACCACCTTCATTTTCCAAAACATCTTCTGCTCTACTATTACATTCACAGTTTTGGCATTCATCCTGTTCTGCATTGGCACAATGGCACATTTTATTACATTTTTTACAAAATCGTAGTTTCATTTTTTTATCCTTTAAGTCAGTGTAGTCATAATCATAACTACCTTCCTCATCTTCGCGTAGGTGTTATCTCTAGTTAACTAAGCTAATAATTATAATAAGGGCAATAACTACAACGATCACAATTTTCTTGTGATCTTTCCATAGGTGTACACCTTGTGACCATAATTCTTTTATAGTTTTCATAGTTCCTCCTGGTTAATCATATATGTTAATCATACATGTATCCCCAATTTTCGCCATATTCATAATCTACTTTATTGGGAACTTCAAGTGTAACAGCATTCTCCATAATCTCAATAATTTTTTTGGCTTCTTCGTCTCCTGTAATTGAGATATCAAGTTCATCGTGAACTTGAATATGGGGAATAATATTTTCTTTATAAAGGTCCAACATTGCTTTCTTAGTCATATCTGCAGCGGAGCCTTGTATAAGTTTATTTAAAGCTTTGTAAGTATAGGCTCTTTTAATCCCTGGTCCGTATTCACGTAGGGCTTCTTCATGGGGAAGGGATTGATGAATACCAAAATGATTGGGTTCCCATAAATGAAATCTACACAAGCGTCCCAATAATGTTCTAATTTTTCCTGAATCCTGTGCACGTCGGGAAACAGCATCCATTAATTCTTTAACAAAAGGAACACGACCATGATAAGTTTGAAATAAATCATTTGCTTTGTCTTTATTTATTCCAAGTTCAGCTTGAAGTTTTGCTTTTCCCATTCCATAGAATAATCCTAGATTAATAGTTTTGGCTTGAAGTCGAGGAATATCCGCCATTTCGGCAACTATGGTATGAAAATCTGCGCCCCCTTTTTTATAAGACTCTACAACATCATGAATTCCTGGTAAATTTTGGAGAGCTGCATAATGAACCACGAGCCTCGGTTCTTGCTGATTATAATCAAAACATCCCCATTTATGCCCTTTTTCAGGAATAAATAAACTTCGAATCATTGGACCGAGCTCTTTATTTCGTGCAGGAATCTGCTGGAGGTTTGGATGAGCATAAGAAAATCGACCCGTGACCGTTCCACCTTGATCTGAGCGTAATTGATTAATTTCGGCATAGATACGTCCTTTATGTTCGTACTTAATAATGGTATCAATAAAGGTTGTATGAGCTTTGTTTATTTCTCGCGCGTTAGCAATGCATTGAACCAAGGGATGAGGATGATTCTGCAAAAAATTTTTGGTGAAGGAAGGGGCTTGTGTTTTTTCCGTTTTTTCATAGGGTAATTTTAATTTGTCGAAAACTTTGGCAATCGATCTTGCTGCCCATAGTTGAACATCTATTCGTGTTTCTTTTTTTATTTCTAATAATGATTGCTTTTCTCGTGCAACTAGCTTGGTTTTCAATTTATGCGCTCCTTCCACATCGACGCGGACCCCTTTAAATCGCATATCCACAAGACAAGGAAATAAATCTGTTTCTAACGAGAAGATAGAAAGAATATCTTGATGATGAATTTCTTTCTTCATTTCTTTCCATAAAGCCAATGTTAATTCAGCATCCTTCTCAGCATAGGCTCCTACATACATAGCAGGAAGTTTATAAAGTTCAGCTTTGGGATCAATTCCCCAATCTTTTGCGGCTGCGTAAAGTGCAGTTTCATCTTTTCCCCCTCCCAAATACTCTCGAGAAAGAGAATTTAAATCATAACGAAATCTATTTTCATTAACCAAAGAAGCAGCCATCATTGTATCAATGATTCTTCCATTAATAACCATGTTGCCTAAACTTTTTAACCAACAGACATCATACATGGCATTATGAAATATTTTGTTGGCCTCATTTTTTAAAAGATTACGTAACCATTTAAAGACAATAGTTTGATCTAAATTACCACCGCCTTCATGAGCCACGGGAAAATAACCCGACCAATCTTTGACAGCGACAGATATGCCTACAATTTTTCCATTATTGATAATAGACCCCGAACCACGCTTCATTAGATCAGGATCTTTGGTTTCTAAATCAATAGCAATGTCTTGATAATAAGTTAAGTCAGGAAGTTCGGATGGAGGAGTCCATTCAGTTTGGGGTTTAAATAAAGGGATTTGCATTAAGAATAATTTTTTTTTATTATCATATCGATATAATGTTTAGCTTTTTCTAAATCTTCTTTTCCTGCTTTATCTTTATGTCGGATGATGTGAACAATGGCCTCGCCCTCGCTCCAAGGAATGTGATTTTGTATAATAAATTCAGCAGGCTGAATTTTATATTTTTTATAATGTTTACCTCCTACTTGTTTATTGTATGTGTTCATTAATGAAGTCTATTTTTTGAATTTTTATAAGGTTTTACTTCGATTTCCATAACAGCTTCCATCATAAGTTTATATTCTTTATCAGTTAAATGGGTTTTATACAAACGTATGCCAATCGCCATATAGGTAGCGGCAACCATTTGCATATTAAAATTGTCTCCATAGTGTAGTGCATCTTTAAAAATGTAATTATAAAGTACCCGAAGTTTGTATTTCTCCTTTTTTTTATTTTTCATATTTTATCGTCCTTGGCCATAAAATATTTTTGCTTTCTCATAGGTATGTTTCTTTATGCTTTTTTCCGTCGTGATTATTGTTAAAAAATCCAGGCCATTATACATCTTGATGTAGGAATTATGGCTAATGGCCAAAGAACTGCCACTTGTAATAAGTGCAAGCTCACTGCAACTAGAACATAAGATAAAAATTACACTACATAAAAATATTTTTTTCATTCTTCCACCTTTGTTGATAATTTATATATCATAGCAGATAGGCCATGTCGTTAGATTGAGGTTCGATAATATGAAGTTCTTCCTTAGCTCGTGTAGCTCCCACATAATATAATCTATTCTCATCATCGGGATTTTTATCAAAATTTTCCATTGTATTTTGTGTTAAATCTGTTAGGAGAACAACTTTTTCACTTTCTCCTCCTTTCGCACCATGAATTGTAGACAGACGAATTCT